GGCACGCTCCGAGAAACGCACCCTTGCCCGACCTTCCCCGTTCTCAATCCACGCACGCTCCACCACCCCAAGGATGTTGGAGAGATCAGCGGATTGATGGTTGTTCAGCAGCGAAGCGCCGCTGTTCAGCCGGTCCAGGCGGACGGCTTCAGGGCTCATGTCGAGCTCTTCGTACCAGTCGCCATCGAACCAGGAAGCACGCCGCCCTCGCGCTCCAGTGCTCCAGGTCAGCTCGATGGTTCGAGCATCACGGTTCAACGACGCCGGCTGAAAGGCCGCACGCCGCATGTCACTGGGCGGGGAGTGTTGTTCCATGGCCCATGCTATGGAGTGCCTGAAAGGCTATGGAGTTGGGCCGAATGCCAGGGGTAGCTGGCCGGTAACAGCGGCGGGGCAGTGGCGCTGGATCTTGCGCCAGCGGGCTTCGGTGAAGAAGGGCTGGCGGCGGTACCAGGACTCGACGGGGCTGGCGTTCTTTCCGGCATTGCAGCGATTGCAAGCGGGGACAATGTTGTCAAATTGGTCCAACCCACCAGCTGTCAACGGCAGCACATGGTCAACTGTTAGGCGATTGCCAGCGCCACAGTATGCGCAGGTGTTGTCAAACAGCGCAAACCGCTCGCGCTTGGAGTCAATAGATAGCGACAGCAGTGCTCTCATTCGGCTTGAACGCCTAAGGGCGCTACGGCAACGCGCGGCTTCTCTAGCCTTTTCGCGATTGGCCGCTCTCCAGTCGCGGTTTCTCTGGGCATACAGCTCAGGATTGGCCAAGCGGTGCTGACGAGCCCTTTCCGCAATCGCTTCCCTGTTTGCTTCGTAATGGCGGCGAGTCTTTGCCGCTACCCGATCAGGATGTCTTTCCCGGTAGAGACGGTTTTGATCTCGTCTCCTTTCTGGATTCTCTTTTCGCCATTGACGCACTTTGTCGATTATCTTTGCGCGGTTGGCTTGATGGTATCTTCGCTTTCCTTCTGCAATCTTCTGTTGGTTTTTGACACGATAGACACGTTGCTTTTCTCTTTGCTCTGCATGGTTAGCCCAGTAGTACTGACGGCTCGCTTTTCGGGATTCTTCGGCATGGCTTGCGTGCCAATCACGCGCTCTTGCGCGCGCGGTGTCCGCGACTGCTGCAACCAGCCTGTATTGAACAGACCCGTAGCTGCGATCAAGTGCTCTGGCAATGTCCGTCAGGGGCACGCCGCAAGCCGCCGCCACCTCAGCTGTTACCTGCTCCTGCGCTGTCCAAGGCCTGCGCGCAGGCCGGCCTTTCTGCGATGATGCTTCCATCAGCCTGTGTCCTCAGGTTGGTCGCGGGCCAGGTGTTCCACCACGCTGGCCCACCCAAACTATACAGCAGATGGCGGTCTTTGAGGCACCTTAAGCCTGTCGTCGGGGCCAGGTTGGCGGCCATCTGTTGTATTCGATGATGGCTGACTATTTGCCGACGCACCATCAACGCTTAGCATCAAGCCCTTCTGACGAGCATCGGCAATGTCTTTCTCAAGTTCGCTCATGACCTCGGCCGGAATATAGCCAAGCGAGCGCTGAATCTCAGACAAACTGAAGAAGCCAGCCTTCACGCCTTCAATTAATGCACCGATCTCTTTTGCTGGATCTACAAGCTCACGCCTTGGCGGGGTCCAGATCATCTTTCTAGGACCACGGATCTGCGCTAGCCGAGCAGCGTCGTTAAACCAGCGATGGACAGGATCCATCACTTGCGGAATTGAAACGTTCCACCTCCAGGCAGCGATTTGCCTATGCATCTCCAGCCAACCCATGCGGGCACTGGAGAAGTTGACATCAGAAAGGATGCCAGTTAGCGCTTCGAACGTAATCCCATAGCCGGCCGCTACAGAATAAAGATGATGTTTTTGATGGGAAGTATAATCTGGACTTTGGGGCGGGTTGGCGAAGGTGATCTGCTTGCCATCCGGCAGGATCTCGATCGCGCCAGGCTCCAGCGTCTCGGTCAGCGGTGTGGTGCTGGCCAGGTCGCTCGGCTCGTTGCTGTAGACGAAAGCGGTGAAGCATGCCGCGATCTTCGTCTTGAGCAGCATCGCCTGGGTGATGTCGTCGATGTCGCGCAGGTGCAACAGCACCGCCGACCCGAACGGCACGCCGATCGCCTGGCCGGCGCGGTTCACTTCGTAGGTGTGCAGGATCTCCGACGCCGGCACGAAGTCGGACTGGATCTTGACGCCGTTCCACTCGGTCTCGCCCGGATGCGTCTGCCGGATCCAGTAGCCCTCCAGCCGGCCCTCGCGGTCGTATTGCTGCCCGAACTTGATGCGGCTGCCGTCGTCGCGGCTGAAGTCGAGCATGTCCGGCTCCATCACCTGCAGCCGCAGACCCACCAGGCCCTGATCCAGCATCCGCTCATCAAGCCGGCGGCGGATCAGGCAGCTGCCACGCACGGCTGTCGTGCGGGCGATCAGCGCCTGCAGGCCGTACCAATTCAACTTGCCGGCGTAGTCACACTCGACCGTGTCGGCCCAGTCGTTCCACGCCTGCTCGTAGCGGCGTGTGCCGCCCACCGGGCTGCCGATGATGCCATCACCGACCCAGTTGTTGGTGATCACCCTGACGGCACGGTTGGCCCACGGGTTGCTGTCCACCAGATCCTGATGCCGCCGCGTCAGCAGCCGCCAGGCGGTGCGGATGTCCGCGTTCGGTCCACCATTGCGCGTGTACCAGTTCTCGGTGCGCCGGGATTCCTTCGCCGACTCAAACGCCCGCAGGTGGCTGATCGCCAGCTGCTTCTGCGCATCCTTGAGTGCCAGCTCCAGCTGATCACGGGTGGCCTTACGTCGCGCCATCAATCCCTCTGGAAGCTGATGTAATGGCGGCGGCGGCCGGCGCCGCTGATGCCGAGTTCTTCTTCCATGATGCTCTTGAGCTTCAGCATGTCGCCGACGTTGCGATAGCTGACCTGCCTGCCATTGGAGCTAACGCTGCTGACGCCTTCAGCAATCGCAGCCACCAGGTCGTCGTATTGCTGCTGCGTGAATGCCATGGCGATAGCCTCCCGCCCAAGCTACCGACTGAGCCAGCTGCCACGCTTGCGCTCCACTGTCGGCGCTGGTGGCGGGCCTGATGCTGTGGCCGCAAGTTGGTCCCACATCGTGGCCCTGTTGTAGCGGCGCTTCAGTAGCTCCAGCATCGCCAGGCAGTACACCAACAGGTCGAGCGGTTCATTCCTGGCGCCGCTTGGCTTCACCCACTCAAGCACCTGAAAGCCCTTGACGTAGCGCGGCTGCAGCCGCTCGCAGGTCAGGCCCTCCAAGTAGTCGGCGCTGGTGGCGTTGTCGAAGTGGACGTAGCCGGGGCCAGGCTCCTCGGCCTTCAGCCGGCTGTAGATCGTGCGCTTGATGCCATGGGTGCCGACCATGTAGAGCGTGACGCCATTGCGGACCGTCTTGCCGCGGAAGCTCACGTCCTGCTTTGACGGCTTACCCAGTACTGGGGCGCCGCGCTGACTGCTGCCCTTGATCGCCACCGCGCCGTCCTTCGCATGGCGGCGGCAGTAGTCGTACGCCTCGCCGGTGTAGTGACCGCCGGTGTCCACCGCGCAGAACTGCACCTTCATGGTGCCGCCACCATCCCGCGGCCAAGCGATCTCGCGGATGGTGGTGACCTGCTCCCACACGTCATCCTGGCCGGGGTCGCCGTCGATCTTCTGGTGCCAGATCCGCCAGGCTTCCTCGCCGCGGCCAAAGCCCCAGACCGACACCTCCAGCCAGGTGTCCTGCACGTCCACCGCCATCACCAGGGCCAGCACGTCGGCGGGGCAGCGGCCGGCGTCATAGCCGCCGACCCGGGCCAGCAGGCCATCGGCCGTCACCTTGGCCAGGCTCTCGTCTTCCCAGGCCTCCGCGGCCCGCTTGTTCACCCAGCCCTTCAGCAGCAGCGGGTCGCCCTTGGCCCGCAGGAACTCATCTCGGATCTTCTCCCAGCTCAGCCAGCCGTAGGGCGCATACCAGCCGGGCAGGTGGAAGCCGGCGGTCTCACCGTCGCCCTTGGCGGTCGGTGTCCAGATCCCGCCAGCCAGCATGCTGGTCTTGTGGTGCTGCGCCACGCGCTCGCCGCAGGCCGGGCACTGGCAGAACACTTCCCCGTCGGGTGTGTCCCAGACAAAGTGCGGCCACTCCAGAATCGCGTGCTGCCCGCAGCAAGGCATCAGGGCGCCGTAGCGGCGGCGGTCGCTGCGGGTCTCAAACTCCCAGGTGATGCGGCAGGCGCCGCGGGTGCCGGGCGTGCTGGTGATCAGCGCCTTCCGGTCGGGGAAGTTGGTCTGGCGGGCCTCGGCATTCTCCAGCGGGTCGCCCTTGTCATCCATCTCCAGCGGCAGGCTTGACACCTCATCAGCCCAGACGTTCTGCGCCGGCATGCCCTGCGCTGCGCTGCCGCTGTTGCCGCCGATGATGCTGACCAGCATGTCGCCCTGGAACTCCTTCAAGAACATGGCGTTCGCCGCGTCCCGGCTCTTGCTGCTCACCTGCTTGGCGGCCACCGCCGGTGTGTCGGTAAACAGTGGCGTCAGCCGCTGACGAATCTGCCGCTTCGCAAAGCTCTCGGTGGGGAACATCGCCAGGAACGGCGACGGGTCCAGCGCGATCGTCCGGCCCAGCCAGTTCAGGCCCGCCTCAGTCTTGCCGGTCTGGCTGCCGAACAGCAGCACCACCCGCCGGATCCGCCGTTCCCGTGGGCTGAGCATGTCCATCGGCTCGCGCAGGTACGGCACGCGATCGGTGCGCCAGACGCCAGGCTCTGAGCTGCTGCGACGGGTCAACATGCGCTCAGCATCTGCCCACTGGCTGACCGTCAGATCCAGCGGTGGTTGCAGCGCGTCGATGAACGCTTGCCGGTAGAGCAGCGCAGCATCAGGCATTTGCCAGTCCTCGCAACGCAGACTCGATCTCATCCTGCAGCAGCTGGCGGATCGTCTCCTGATCCTGCATCGTCGCCACCTTCGCGGCGTTGCGGCTTGGGATCATCAGCAGCAGATCACGCACCTGCCGCGCCAGGCGTGCGGCTTCCTGTTTCACGTCACTGGCCAGCACCATTTCGCCGCGCTCCTTCAGCGTCTGGAGCTTGGCCAGCTCCGCCTGGTAGTGGACCTTGCGGGCTTCGCTGTCGTAGCGATCCGGGATGTCATCGTCTGGCGTGGTCATCACCACATCCAGCAGCGCCGCAGCAGCTGGATCAGCAGGCTGCCGCGTCACGGGTGGCCGCGGCCGTGGTGTCTGCTTCTGGCTGATCTTGGCGTTGTTGTTCGGCGCCGTGTTTTTGTCCCACAGCTCCAGCCCCAGGTCCACGTCAATGAACTGCTTGCCGTTGCGGGTCACCACCGCCCTACGGATGCGGTCCTTCATTGCACGCGAAACAGTGGAACGGTTCGCGTCCTTGATGCGTGCAAACTCAGCCGGCGTGACGAGCGTTGGTTCTTGTCGCACGTCTGTTGCATGGTTTGTTGCAGGCTACGATCCGTGCAACAAATCGGCGCAACACTGCAACGGGTGGGGGATTCTCAATAAGGCGCCTGCCTTGTTGCGAGCTCTTGAGAATCCCCGCTACGACTGAGCCGCGGTACGAATACA